CAATCAATTGCGCCCTGACGTTGTTGTTAATCAGATTCAAATTAACCGTTTGCTTGTTCACCGGCTCGTTGGCGTAAAGCAATGACGGGTTGATTTCTGCCAAGTTGTACAGCGCGGTATTAAACGAATCTTGATTTGTGCCGTCCGGGAATTTGACCTCGATGATGTTGTAGCTTGAAGACAAATCAATCGGCGTGATTTGAATTGCCGACACCATGCGAGAATCGTCAATAGCCATCGCCACCGTATAGGTAGACGATTGCACGATCACGCCCCACTTGGCTGTAATTTCGTTGTACCTGACCAAGCAATCGGCGCACGATGCCATTGCTTGAATGTTGTCCATGACCGGCGCATCTGTGTTCAGTACACCGTCAAACCTAAACCGCGCTTGAAACGCCGAACCACCCGTAAATGTTGTATAGGTGACCGCTGTTGCGCTGTAGCTGTTCAGCGCCGTCAAGCTTGTATAGTCGATTTGTGATGTTGCTAATGCTGCGCCATATCTTGTTGATTGCAAATAGTCAGCGAAACAATCCCCCGGATTGACCCTGCTATTGCTGACTTGAAATCTAGTAGCCTGCAAGCCGGTCAAATTTGCCGTCTGACTGTAGGTGATTTCAACGATAGCAAATGCCACGTTGCTCATTAGCTTTGACGCATCCCATTGATAGACCAGATCAGCGTTTGACATGATCTGTATTGCGGTTTGCGCGGTGTTCACGCCTGACGATGAACCGTTGCGGAACAAATAAATGTTCATCCTTCCAGCTACCGCCGTGTCTGTCACTCCGGTAGATTCGTCCAGCAGCCCAATAACTTTGTATTGATCTGTGCCGTCAAAAATGCAGCGTTTGCCGCCCCAATAAACGTTTCCAAACGTAATCGTGTCCGGGGTCTGTCCCGGCTCTGTATTCGTGACCTCGCACAAGGTCATGACGTAATACAGCCGCTGGTTGTTGCTAGTGATGCTTAGGTCGGTGACGATGCCGCCGACATACGCCGTGCCGTACACCACCGGAACCTTGTTGCTACCAGCAGGGGCAATTTGTGTCGGGCTTCCGGGGTTAGCCGTTGCGTCATTGGTTCCAAAGCTTTTTGGCGCAAACGCTTTCGCAATGATTGCGGAAGCAACCATATTGATTGCAAACGCTGCCGCCGTTGCAGCGTAGCCAGTCAACCCAAGAACATAACCCGCAACAATTGATCCCGGCATTACATCACCCAGAATTCTTCAAGCTTTTGAAAACCGAACTTTTCGTATTTTAGGTCGGGGCTGTTTACCATCTTGCTGATAAAACAATTTGCAATGCGCCCTGCTTCGCGCATTTTGATTGCCTCATCTAAATACTCGCGCAACAAACGATAGCCTGTTGTGCCATTTCTTGCGTCCGGGTCAACCCAATAGGCAAACTCAGTCAAGATCAAATGTTTCGGTGACCAAATACTCGGCATCACGCCAGCAATTAGGATGCCGGTAATGCGCTGCTCATGTTCGGCAACCAACACTAGACCTTGCCCTGCCATCAGGTGCGTCAGCAATTCTTTCACATGGTCAGCGTCATCAGCGTCAGCCAAAAAGCCATAAGGCATACAGCCGCGATAATCCCGCAGCCTGTCAAGAATCTGCGGGATGTCGAATGGCGATGCTTTACGAATTTGGGGCCGCATCTTTGCCAAACTGATAGTTGATCGTCTCAATGAAAGGAACCCGATTCATCGACGTATCGTTGCTGTTGTAGAACTGCCATGAACTGTTGTTCGTGTAGCGGCCTGCAATCCGGTTTTGCAAAATCAACTGAATTGACGATGCCGACACGCTGATTGTTCCAAGGTACATCCGGGCTTCGTCCATCCACTGCTCACTAATTGCAAACGATGTGATGATGCCGTTGAAATACTGGTACAAGCCGCCTGTGCCGCCTGTTGTGATTAGCGCCCCGTTCGTATCAAAAAACCCGTGCCAAAGCTGGATCGGTGAGCCTTTGACGTTTTGCCCTAGAACAAACCCAAGCATAGATGTGTCTATGCCTGACAGCGTGATCGTCGTGTCGTTTGCCGTTGATTTAATGTCGCGCTGAATGTCTCCGATTGACAGCAAGGTTCCAACCGACTGAAACGGGTTTGCGTCTACCGCCGACACAGTTAAATTAGCGGGGGCAGTGGTCATCAGGTAAGTGCCACCGACTGTCGTGATCCGCAGGAAATCCGCAATGCGGATATTGCTTGTGCCTTCAACCGGGGTAATGACGTTCACAGCACTTGCTCCAATGCTTTGAACGGCCCCGACCAACTGATGAAAGAATCGTTTGCCGTGGGCACTAGGTTGTAGGTTGGGTACTCCCTGAGAACCACGGGAAACGTCACGCCCGTGTAGGTTGTGCCGCCCATAGCAACCGTTGTCCCGAACTCGCCAGCCACACAAGACACGGTGCTAACAAGCGCAGAAATCAAGTTACGGTGCACCGGCACGTTGACTGTGCTGCCGACACCGCGCTGCACATCTGCTGTCACGATGTACGAATACAAGCCCACCTGAACAAAATCGCCAACTCGGAACAAGTAGTCAGTCGATGCCAACGCTGGCAACGCTCCAAGCACCAGTACCTTGTTTGCGCTCGATACCTGCCACAAACAATTTCCGATCTGAACACCGGTCATTTGACCCTGATACTTGACGTAATTCAGCCAGCCGGTTTGACCAAAGTTTAGGTATTGCTGCAATGATTTGTCCGGGATTCGCAAGCTGTTCAGGGTTGTCCTGTTTTGCGAATAAAGCAAATAATTCATCGGCCGCAACTCAAACTGAAAGGGCACAACCGTCAAGATTTCGGAAGTGGTCAGCTTCTGATTGCGGCTCAGCGTCTGTCCTACAAACCGCTGGTCATTGATGCCAACGGATTCGCAGATCGAAAGAATTGTTTGTAGGCTCATATCAGCGGCTCATCGGCAGTGATCGCTGTGCGCTTTGGTTTGCCGCCCAGACTGCTTGTTTATTTTGCGCCAAAAACTGAACACCCGATTGTGTGTCGATGGCGCTCATCTGCTGAATGAATGGCCCGTTGTAATTGATTGTTTGACCGCCGCCCATCATTCCTGCCAATTGATGCGTTGGAACAATTGCCCCGCTACGTTGCGGCACAAACAGCTCTGGCCCACGTTCGCCAACCATATATGGCAAACCTCCAGACACCGGCCCGCCTTCTGCTTGTGGCAAGGCTCCCGATAAATACCGATTGAATGACGGGCCCAATTCCTGTTGAACAAGATTCGGCCCAGTGGTTAGCGGAACACCAGTCGAACCAAATACAGAAAACAGACGCGAAATTTGCGCCCGCATTTGAATCGCAATAATGTCGGAAATGATGCTGCGAGCCAAATCTTTGAACGACAATTTGCCTGTTCGTACAAATTGCGTTATCGCGTTTTCCATGCTGCTCATCAGCACGTTAAACGTCTGCTGTCCCGCCTTAAATGCGCTCATAGCATTGTCAACCGATTGGTACATAGCTTCCTCAAAACCGCCAAGGAATGACCCAGTGCGCGTCCGGTTCATTAACTCAAAACGCTGTTGCGCCAAATCCATTTCTTGCTGAGATAAATGCAATTGTTCGTTCAATGCTTTTTTTCTTGCCGCCGCCCCAAGATTCTCGTTCTCGTTTATTTTTTTAATCGCATCAGCATGTCTGAATCTAATTCCTAAAACTTCTTGTGCAAGCTGCACTTCTTGCGCTCTCATGAACCGCGCTTTTTCGCTTAGCTCCAACATTAGGCGTTCGCGCCTCAACCTTTCATTTGCTGCACTTTGCTCATTTTCTACTGCAACTTCTTGCTTTTTCTGGGCGCTAAGATATTCAATAAACTCCTGACGCTCTTTTTGCTGGCGTTCAATATCTATTGTTCGGCGCTCAGCCACGACAGCTTTTTGTCTTTCCAATTCATCTCGATATTGCTTTTGATAGTCCAGCAATTCTTGCAATTCTCTGATTTGACGCTCTCGATCCCTTTCCCTCAGCGCCATATCTCGCGCTGCTTGCTCCGACAGACGCTGCTGTTCACGCTCTTGATCTTCAGCGTATTTTTTTTGATATTCCCTTAATTCCTCAAATTCTCTGATCTGCCGTTCTTTGTCCTGTTCCCTCAGCGCCATAACCCTGCGCCGGGTTTCCATTTCTTTTTTTGCGGCTTCTTCTGCTGGCTTATTCACGCCGGCAGTTACGGTACGCACAGGCGTTCTTGCGCCACCGACACCGGGCCTATTCGCAAGTGCGGCATCTTGAGCAGCAAGCTGCTCTTGATTCAACCCTTGACCGCTTTCTGCTCCCGGCTGTCCGGCCAAGAACAGCCTGAAACCCGGCATGATGGCAAAAAGCTTTTCGTATTTTTTTGCCATTTGCAGGAATTCATCGCCTGCCTTTTTTATCGCATCGGTCAGCTTGTCAAATTGCTCGATAGCAGCTTTGATTCCCGGCCCAATGGTTGCCGCAAATCCTTCCATCGCTTTGCGGCTGCGCTCAGCAAGCATGTCGTATGCGTCTGCCGCCGCCTTTAGCCCTTCTTCGTGCCTTTTCAAATCGGCCGTAGTGACCTTGTTCACTTGTTCGCTAAAATCTTTTACGTCTACGCCTTTCATGGCGCGGCCAAAGACTTCAACGCTTTTTGCGTTTCGGGTCAGGGTGTCATCCATTTGCGAAAGCCCTGAAGCGGCCTTCTTGAACAACTCATCTATGCTTAGCGTTTTTAGGTCTTGCAGCGAAACGCCTAAGCCTTGCAGCGTTTTCTGTGCTTCAAAGGAACCGTCAGCGGCTTTGTCAATGTACTGCGTAAAGCTCGATAGCAGCTTAGATGCGTTTGATGCTTCCCCGCCAGTGCTGGCTAGGGCATTGCGTAGCTGGACGATTGAACTGACCGCTACATCGTTAGCCTTTGCAACATCGACAACTTCGTCGGCATAGCGCAGTGCGGCCCCGGCTGCGGCAGAAAAACCGGCAGCAGCAATCGCCCCGTATTGTTTTACAAAGCCCCCCAAGGCTTGCAATGACCCCTTGGCGCTTTCAATCCCGCGTGTGAACTCCGCGCTGTTCAGACCTAGCGTAACCCCAAGTCGACCGACAAAATTAGTCATGCTTCTTGAACCTGTTCGGGTTGAACCCCGGTGCTGCGCTCATCCACGTTTTCAGCGCGTTTTGGGTGGCATCCTGCTGCTGCTCTTTGCTCAGCGGGGGCACAATGTAATCATACGCAAGACCCAAAATCTTGGCTAGCTTGTAATCGGGAGCATTCGCCGGGCGCATGTAATTAAATACACCAGCCGTTAACTGCCCCAAGACGGTCAAAATTCCTTGGTTGCCAATGATGCCGTCAGCGTACATAACCTGTATGCGGGCCATCGTCATTTCGTCTAGTTGCGCGATAGATTCTTTCGTGTGCCCATTGAAGATCATCGCGCTCTCAACTTGCGACTTCAATGAGCCTATCAGTTTCCCCGCGTTTCCTTGTAGGTCGGGCTGATTGCTTCGGTGATTTTTTCAATCAGCGCAATCTGTACCGTCCACGGGAATTCCGACTCAATCTCAGCATAGGTCAAATCGTCCAGCGTCATTTCCGGGTTTTCCGGCACTAGCAATTTGATAAATTCTGTCACCCTGATTTCGGTGATTGCTTTGTTTTTCGCGGCCTCACGCATCGACCGCCCGTTCACAATCACATCGTTTTCGGTGAACTCAACGCCTTCGCTGGCTTGCTCTTTGAACTTCAACAGCGGCTCAGCCAGCAGTTGATAAATGTTTTCAACCTGCTCCGGGTCTGGGTTGTTGATCTTTTCGTAGATGGCATCTGTTTCTGCCACATACGGAATCCTGACCTTGAACGTGTGCCCGCCCAATTCAAACGTGCGGGTGAAGATGTTAAGTTTTTTGGCTTGATATTTTTCGCCAAGGGCTGATGCAAGTTTTGTCATGTCGTGTTCTTTGCTCTGTATTCGTTGATTCGTCTTTTGAGAACTTCGGCCAACTTGTTCACGGTAGCTTGAGCATTGTTTTCTAATGCGGGCCTCATGAACGGTTGTGCCGGTTGCGATGCCGTGCCGAACTCCTGCGCGATTGCTCTAGCATCGTAAGGAAAATTTATCGACTTGGCGAATTCCTTGAATTTTTTCTTGCGTTGCTCCTTGCTCAAATTTTTGTTGGCCTCATAAAACTGCTTTTTCAGTTTTTTCGGGAATGCTTTCGTTGTGATTGCGCCGATGACCGTGTCAGTCTGCAAAATGTATTTGCTGCGTATATCGCGCCTCGTTGGCCTTCTGGCTTCGATTTGCAACGATGCGGCCAGTTGCCCTGTGTCTCGCGGGGCACTAGCTTTCGCCGCGTTCAACACCGGGCGCATCGCTTCCCGCACCGCTGGCACTAGAACTCGCTTTGCGCTTTCCTTGTGCCCAAAATCATCCTCCAGTTGCCGCAACATCTTATCCACCTCACCGATGCCCTCTAGCTTGATGGAAACGCCAGCCATACTATGCCCCCGGCTTGATGATGCGGTGAAAGATTTCGTTGTTTAGAATCTTGACGTAATCGACCACCTCAGCCGGGGTCATTTTGTCTGCGTGTCGCGCTGCTATCTGGTGCGCCAAAGCCACGCCGGTCATTCTTTGCTGAAAATAACCGAACCATTGCTTGCCATCTTTTTCAGCCTGCGCGGCCAAAAAATTTAGCAAGTCATCGCTGGTTTTGATTTCGTGCGGTGTCATATCTTGTTGTGTAGCCCCCCGTATTTCAGGGGGGCTTGTTTGCTTAGGTGTTGGTAGACCAGCCGTAGCTGTTGCCGCCAACGGGATGCAGCGTGAAATTAAACTTGCTCTCGGCAGCGGTGTTCAAATCCCAAGTCATGCCGCCCACGCGAGCGTTGAAGGCGTAAGCCACGGTGTTTGTGCCGTCATACACAGCCACGACATAAGTGCGGATAACCGAACCGCTGTAGCCGTCACCACGGATCAGCAGCAGGGCCGGATCAGCACTGTTCCAAGCGGCCGTGATTGCCATGCTGGTCACTTGGTTCTGCGTGGTGATCTTCGCACCAGTACGCGCACCAGCCACAGCGTAAGCCGCAACTGCGTCATCAGCGCCAAACGGGGGAATGTTTTCGACCGGAATTTGCAGGCAAGTAGAGCCTGTTCCAGTACCG